CTGTGTTGAATCAGGATCTGAGGAGTCAAACACTTTCAACCATTTACTTTGAGAACTACTATACTCAATAATATCGCCAACGTTGGCAATAAGAACCCCCCAAGTTGCACTCTGTACTGATGCTGTGGAATCTCCCACATCGTTGATGATAAGATATCTGTCAGCATTAACGGGTGTTCCTGGATCGAACGTTGCAGGATTTATAATTTTCTTAACTGCTGTCAGTGTGTTGGCAGGTATTGTGTCATTATCAATGCTGTATAACAAAATAGTGTCATCAAGTGTTGTGGTTGCTATTGTTCCTACAATCTCGTTACCGTTTGGTTGCGTCAGTCTTATTTGTGATGTACCGTTAATGATTACCCCGTACTGTTCTAATAATATCTTCCAGTTAACTGGTGGTCCAAATGTCTCAAAAGGATCAGCTAATCCTGGATCGTTGGCACCTGTGTAGAAACCAGAGCCTCCTGTTCCTATTCCAGGTTCTTTACTTGTTGTAGTCGTGCCTGTTGAACCTAACAATCTCAACTGGTTTCCTGTGACCAGCAATCCAAAATTGTTTGGTGTGATATAGCTTCTTGATATCAACGATCCGTCTATTAGTCCTTTTGCTATTCCGCCATCATCATCGTATACACTCATAATAATTTTCTGTACAACACCTAATTTCTTGACTTTCACTGGTGGTGATAACCATATGGGCATTGAGAAATCAAGAGTTGCAATATCTATCTCTGTGTCCGCACCAACTGGAATTGTTCTTGAACTAAATTTTATTCCTTCGAGTTCTACGTAACTCAAACTGGTCCAGTCAATGTAGTTGTCTGATTTTTGTATCTCAAAATCTGGGTTGAAAAGGTATAAAATCTGCTCTAAAATTTGCAATTTCTGGTCTGTATTTGAACTCCATATGTCTGCCGTGACGTTTAATCTAAAAGGAGATGGCATAACTTTTTCAATAGTATATCCAGCTCCTAATTTATCACTATATGTTCCGTCTGCTAAAACATCACGTTCTTTTAAATGTTGTTTTTCAATATGATAAGGATTTTGCATTCTTTCTCTATCATAATTTAATTCTCTGACATAGGCCGCTATCCGTGGAGCATACTGTAATGTGTTCTCAGAATTATTCCTGATTATATTTGCAACCTGCCTAGTTGGATCTCCGTACACAACAGGAACAGCCCTTAAAGTTACAGTATCATCTTTACCTTTTCCTGTTTCCACAGAAAAGTTACTCAAAATTCTTATAAATTGAGTTAAAAATTTCCTGATTTGGCCTTCATAAAAATGCAACACTATACTACCTCCAACCAATTTCGTTTGCCATTAATAATCTTCCAGGTCATATCTTAATTGTCAGCCTTTGGTTTGAGAGCATCTGTTAGCGATTGCCTTTGTGTTACAGTCAATCCATTAATAGTATCAGATGATGAGTTGTTAACAAAACCTGTTTTATAGTTTGCTCTCGAATCGTTGTTTGTTGTAGTTATTCTAACTGAATCCTCTATCTTAACCCATCTGGTGCCATCAAAACGGAACAATCTATTTGGTAGGTAATCTGTTCTCAAGAAGTACTCGCCTTTGTTATAAACGCTAGGAAATGATATCCCAAAGCCTGCAGGATGTCCGTTTGGTGCAACACCATCGCCATCTATGTAGAAACCATAGTGCGAACTTGCTGGTGTGTCGATAACTGCATTAACTGTCTTGTCTCCACTTGCTCTTTGTTCTTCTGTGTTAACATTATCTGTCCTGATGTTACCTCTTTCGTCTATTGGTGCAACATAGTATTGTTTGTAATTGAATCCTGATTTTGGTGCATCTGATTCTGCCTGTGCAACAACCTGTTCATTGATAGTTTTCTCTCTGTTGTAAGTTGACATGTAACTTGCAAGAGATCCTGTTGTTGTTGCGTCACCTAATATATCTCTGTATTCTTGAGAGTCTACCAAAGTTTTCATTTTCAATCTTAACAAGTGTGGCCACCATGTCTGTGAAAATCCTTCTGCGGCCCTGTTTACATCTTCAACAACGTAGTATCTTTTAAGTGCGATGGGTATGGTCTCATCTAAAGAATAGTCTTCCTTCATGTGTGGAAATTCAATAACATCACCCGACATTGGTTTTCTGCCAATTCTTTCTACCATATCATTTAAATGTACAGTTAAAAATAGTGTATCGTTCTGCAAGAACATTCCGAACTGTGACAGATTGAAGTCTGCATCTTGCACATTGTAAATTCCTCTCACAACATAAACGTCGGCATCATATTTCCTGTCTCTGTTCTCTAAAAATAGTAAATCCTGTATAGTTCTTTCGTTAAGACTATCACCTGAATATTGTGGATTCGTTGGAGAAGCATCACCATCTTTGTTGGTGCTACCTTGATCATATGGCCCTAGGTATTTGTGGAAGTGTAGATCAGTTCCGCCCACAGTAAACATCTCCTTGATGTTACGATCGAAGAATTTGTAGTCATTGCCTTTTTCAGGCTTAAAAATTGATAATCTTGGCATTCCATACATATTTATTGAATGCACAACGACTATAAATATGTGTATGTCAGAACTACAAACAGGACAACAAGAGATATTTGATTACGTCAAAAACAACCTAGGTGAAGGTATGATTGATGTTGAATTAGACCCTAAACACTACCAAACGGCACTGGAAAGAGCAGTCAACAAATTCAGACAAAGATCATCAAACGCTGTGGAAGAATCTTATGCTTTTCTTCAATTAAAGAAAAATCAGAACACATACATTTTGCCAGATGAGATAATCAATGTAAGGAACCTCAACAGAAGAAGTGTTGGATCTAGGGGAGAAGGAGGAGAAAGCGGAACAATGTTCGAACCTTTCAATCTAGCCTACACAAACACCTATCTTTTAAAAGCAGGTGCAACCGGTGGACTAGCGACTTACTATGCGTTTGCATCATACCAAGAATTAGTAGGTAAAATGTTTGGAAGTTTCATACAGTTCCATTTTGACGTAGCAACAAAGAAATTAACTATCACACAGAGACCTAGAGCAGATGACGAAACAGTCCTTATGCACACTGATAATTTCAGACCCGATATAACACTGTTCAAGGACATCTATTCTAAACCATGGATCAGAGATTACACACTTGCAGTATCTAAACTCATGTTGGGAGAAGCAAGGGGAAAATTCAATACCATAGCAGGACCACAAGGTGGAACAACACTGAATGGTGATGCGTTAAAGAACGAAGGACAGGCCGAAATGGAAAGACTTGAAGCAGACATAGGCAACTTCCAAGAAGGCGGAAACCCAACAAGTTTCATTATCGGTTAAATTCTATTACTTGTTAACTTCTATTACCGGTAAATTCTCACGTGAATTATTTTAAATAATAGTATCAATGATAGACGACAGATACAAAAAACTTACCAAATGCACACTAGAAGAACTGGCTGACATAGTGGATGATCTAGAGAACATTTCTATACACGCACTAAAAGAGAAAAAATTAAGTATGCGTAAACTGGTATTAACACAGATCCATGATGTTAAAAAAGAGATTGAAAAACGTTTAAAAAAATAGTATAATAAGTCTATGTTAATAGGCGTAGTAGGATTAATAGGTTCTGGTAAAGATACTGTTGCAGAAAGACTTGCACAGAAACATAATTTCAAAAGAGATTCATTTGCAAAAAGTTTAAAAGACGCAGTAAGTTCTATGTTCAATTGGGACAGAGAAATGTTGGAAGGCAAGACTGATGAGAGCAGAGCATGGAGAGAACAACCTGATGCATTCTGGAGTAAGCAAATGGGCAAAGAAGTAACTCCGAGATGGGTACTACAATATTTTGGTACAGAAGTTATGCGTGGTCAAATGTACGATGGTATATGGGTAGACAGTTGTTTAGGAAGATACAATGGAACCCCTACAGTGATATCTGACACAAGATTTATAAACGAAATTAAAGAAATTAAAGCCATGAGTGGAAAAATTATACTTGTTAAAAGAGGTAAATTGCCTACACAAAAAGAGATGCAAGATAATGGAGCTCATAGATCAGAATGGGATTGGCTAAACAGTGAGTTTGATCACGTTATAGATAACGATAGTACACTAGAAAAGTTGTATGCAAAAGTTGATGATCTAATCATCAGCAACAAGATCACCAATACGCCATCCAAGTCTACGAACGCTATTCAATCGTTGGCAATTGGCGCAAACAGTCTTTAGATTAGTAGCCACAGTATTCTTCATACTTCCATCCACAAAGAACACATCCAATTGGGATTGTTTTTGTGCCCTAAATCCACACAGCTCACACTTCTTGTGTTTCTTGTATCCAGATCTCTGTAGGGCTGTGATCCCTCCCACTTTCTTCCCGGCTTTCTTCCTATTGCAGGTGTCACACAGACTACGCCAGTAGATCTTTGTTTTCTTCTTGTAGGCATAAGCTCTAGGCTTTGCTTTACACTCCTTACACAACGGTCTGTCCTTGTATTGCATATCCTTATTTACGTTACCTATATAGGCACCAAAAAATAGCAAGTTATATCGTAAAAACCATATGATTGAATAAATAACTCTGTATACGTTAAACTTGCAAGGAGAAAACGAAAAATGGCATTAACATCACCAGGAGTAGAAGTTTCAGTAATAAACGAAAGTTTTTACGTACCATCAGATGCTGGTACAACACCACTATTCATAGTAGCATCAGGACAAGATAAGACAAACGGAGCAGGCGACAGCACAGCGGCAGGAACAGAAACTGCAAATGCCAACACTGCTTACTTGATCTCATCTCAAAGAGAATTAACAGAGACTTTCGGAGATCCGAAATTCTACACAGACGCTTCAGGAAATTCATTACACGGTTATGAATTGAACGAATGGGGTCTACAAGCGGCTTACTCATTTTTGGGTGTGGCCAACAGAGCTTACGTTCTAAGAGCAAATGTTGATACTAGCGATTTAGTCGGTAGTGCAACGTCTCCTACAGCAGTACCAACAGACGCATCATACTGGTTTGACCTTGCATCAACTAGCTATGGTATATTTGAATGGTCTGCGACAGACCAAGCGTTCACAACAATTACTCCAATAAAAATCACACTAGTTGCTGATTTAGTTGGCGGTGTTTCTACTGGTGCACCTCTAACTGCAATAGGAGTTACTGGAGACTACGCAATCAACACTACACACGTTTCAAACAAACTTTACAAGAAGACAGCAAGTAACACATGGGTACAGGTTGGATCAAGTGCATGGCATACAGCTACCCCGGTAGTATCAGTTGCATCTGGAACAACAGTTACTAATGGTCATACAATGATCATGAACGGTGTAACTATCACTGTATCAGGAACAGGACTATCAAATGTTGCAACAGCAATTGGTACTAATGTGACCAACGTTACAGCTTCAGTTAACTCAATAACAGGTAACCTGGATATATTCCACAATGGGTACGCACTAGGTGACTCAACAGAAGGTACTAACACAATCAGATTTGATTCAGGTACAGGGTTAAGAGCATCATTGGGCATCACATCAGGTGTTGCTAAAGGTGTTACATTCCTACAGGACAAACACACAAACAGACCTACTTGGAAAACTGCAGACGACAACAGACCAAATGGTTCAGTTTGGTTTAAGACTACGTCGGCAAACTCAGGTGCTAACATTGTTGCTAAACTCTACAGCTCAGCAAGTGCGAGCTTCTCAACAGTTGCGGCTCCGTTGTATTCTACAAACAACCAAGCAATCTATAACCTAGATGCTACGAACGGTGGAACATCATTAACAGCAGGAAATTTATATACACAGTACAATATCACTGAACAGAGCATGACTTCAGCATCTGCAACGGACACTACTCCTAATGTTGGAGACTTCCAGTTATTCAGATACGAAGGTGGTACAACCACAGTCACAAGTTTATTAACTGCACCAACTTTCACAAGTACAGAAACTTTCAGTATACAAGAGTCAAGAAAAAATCAAGAAGCATTAAGTTCGGCTATCACTGTTACTTTGGGCGGAACAGGTGCTGATGATTTTGTTGCGGCAGTCAACGCTAAAGTTAATGCTTTGGCTTCAGCTACATCAACTACTCAACTGATAAACGTTAGAGCTAGTAAATTAACAACTGGTGAGATCGTACTTACACACGCACTAGGCGGTGACATCAGAATGGTAGACACAAGCGGTACTCCACTAGCAGATGCCGGTTTTGATTATGCCTCAACAGCACATGTATACGGAACATTCACAGCCAGCAGTGCAACACTGATCGACAACTTGTACACAGTTCCAACTGGAGCGACTATTGACTCAACAGCCAACACTGGACTGTTAATTTCAAACTGGAAAAGATTAAGTTACACAGCTTCAACTAGTTCACCAACTAATGAACCAGCAGACGGTACACTATGGTATGACACTAACCTATCAGCTGACATCATGTCACACAACGGAACAACTTGGGTAGGTTACGTAACAGCATACTCAACAACTGATCCAGAAGGTCCACAGTTTTCAGCAACAGCACCGACTACACAGTCAGATGCTACTGCACTTGTAACAAACGACTTGTGGATTGACACAAGTGATTTGGAAAACTTTCCAAAACTTTACAAATACAACACATCAGCAACACTGAGCTCAACTAACACAGCCAACCAAGTAGCAGTTACTACAACTGGTGCGGCATGGGTATTGGTTGACAAAGCTGACCAAACAACAGAAGATGGTGTAGTTTTCGCAGATGCGAGATGGCACACAGCAACTGACAAAGCGGCAGGAACATCAACAGCGGCAGGAACAACTTCAACAATTAAAAACTTGTTGAGCGATGGCTTCTTAGACCCTGATGCTCCAGATCCAACTTTATATCCACAGGGTATATTGCTTTGGAACACTAGACGTTCAGGTTACAATGTTAAAGAATACAAAAACAGTTACATCACAACTACGAAGTATCCAGGTTCTGGATCAACTGGTTTGGGTAACATCAGATTCAACAGTAACGAATCTGTGTCAACTTACTACCCAGACAGATGGGTTCTTAAGTCAAACAACAACGCAGACGGTTCTGGATCTTTCGGAAGAAAATCACAGAGAAAAGTAATTGTTGAGCAACTGAAATCAGAGATCGACACCAACCAAGCAATCAGAGAAGACCAAAGAGGCTTCAACGTTATTGCTACACCTGGATATCCAGAGTTAATGGCTAATATGATCAACTTAAACACAGACAGAAACAACACAGCGTTTGTAGTAGGTGACAGCCCACTGAGATTAGCGGGAACATCAACAGCAATACAAGACTGGGCCAACAACACAGCGGCGGCACTGGACAACGGTGAAGACGGTCTAGTAAGTGCAAGTGATTACTTAGGTGTGTTTTACCCATCAGGATTTACAACAGACAACACAGGTAAATCAATTGTGGTTCCATCATCGCACATGATGATGAGGACACTGGCAAACAACGATAACATAGCTTTCCCATGGTTCGCTCCAGCAGGAACAAGAAGGGGCGTTGTTGACAATGCTACATCAGTTGGTTACATCGACTCAGCGTCTGGAGAATTCCAAACAATATCTGTGACAGAGGCAGTGAGAGACTCAATGCATGAAGTTAAAGTTAACCCAATTACTTTCTTCTCAGGAGCAGGTATCGTTAACTTTGGTAACTTGACAAAAACATCGTCAAGTTCAGCATTGGACAGGATCAACGTTTCAAGATTGGCAGTCTACCTAAGAACACAGTTGGACGCAATCGGAAAACCATTTATCTTTGAACCAAATGATGAACTAACAAGGAACGAGATCAAGGGTGCAATAGAATCATTCTTGTTGGAACTTGTTGGACAGAGAGCATTGT